AGATCACTAGTATAAGCTCCACCTGCAGAACCTGTTAACCATGATTTCATTCTTCGGTCATCACCTTCAGAAGCTCTATATCTTACGTGTAAGAAAGGTCTTCTAATGTTAGTACCAAGAATTTGATCATAAACAGTAGTCGTACCAGCAGGGACTAATACTCCTTCTATAGAAGCAGGACCAGTCATACCACCACGCGTTGAAGCGTCGTTAAGATATTTCCAATCTGTTTTATAGAAATCGTAAGAACCTCTTCTGAAACCGCTAAAACCTAAGTTTAAAGCCATTTCTTCTGAGTTTTCAAATAATCCAAAAGCAGTACCACCAGCTGTACCAGCAGAGACACCAGCTAACATATCATCAAAAGCTAGAGCAGTTTCTCTATTTAAGAATAACATGTTTTCTTCGATTGCTCCCTGAGTATCTAAGTTTCTAAGAATATCATCGAAATCTCCTAAACCAGCAGCTGCGCTAAATCCAACTGAAACGTTACCGCCATTTTGGATTGCTGCAAACATACCTTCTGTACCATTAGGTACTCCAACAACACCTGCGCTGTTAAGTTCACCTTCTACTACAGACATTTCTAAATAGTCTTCGAATCTAAGTCTTGTTTCAGACTCAGCTTTTAAATACCATAAGTATCCACCAGTTCCATCTTCAGTAGCAACTTCTACCCAACCGATTTGTGCCATATCAGATCCATTTACAACGTATTTGTTTCTGATGATGATAGGGTTGTTGTTAAATTGTGTGAAAGAAGGCTCAACACTTACATAACCGCCGTTACCGACTGCATAGTTAGGTGTTGTAGATCCTTTAGCATATTCAGAACCATAAACGAATAGTTTTATTGTACCTGCTAAACCAGCTGCTGCAATAGTAGCTGCTGTATAAGGTAAACATGTAACTTGGTTGATTGCCGGAGCACCACCCGCGTTTGATGGATCAGAAGCGCTTACATAACATTTTACTTCAGCACCAAAGTCATCCATAAGAACTACAGTAGCTCCTACAGAGATAACGTTTTGGATAGTAGCAAGTGCACCTGGGTTAACGTTTACAACGTTAGCAGCAAATGTACAGTTATCATACGCAATATGTAATCTATTTTGTTCAGACCAGATTACTTGGTCAGATGTCATGGGTAACTCAGCGCCTACCATTCTTAAGAATCCAGATAAAGTTCTATTACCATATCTTTCAACTTCTTGTTCATAAATCTCAGGCAAATATTGTTGCGCGAAATCTGCGAAGTTAGCGGCCCCGTTGTTAGTCCATTGTAGATAGTTTGAAGCCAAGATCTCTTGAGATTGACTAGGTACTATCGTACCGAATTGTGGGGTTAAAGCCATTATTTCTAATTTTAATTGTTAAATGTTCTTTTTTTGATTTTCAATTTTGATGAATCGGCTCCACTAATTGACTTAACCTTTATTCCTCCAACAAAAACATCCCCACTGGCAACTTGCCTCGGCGTTTCGGTGGCTGGGTTCTTGGATTTTTTGACAATGTCTTTAACACCATCAGCTTTTCCTTGTTCATAAAAGTGTTGAACTAGTTTATCTGTGTTCATCGCAGCATATAAAGCTTTATGATAACCCTCATGATCTGTTAAATTACCATCTTTATCAGTATATTTACTAATAAAATTGTTAATATCAGATTGTGTTTGAGCTAACTTAGAAGGTTCATTTACTTTGTATCTAAATTTTTTCTCTCCTAATGAATAATCAAAACCTTTGAATTCTTCATTAAACAGATTATTAGTATTTTTCGTAAACCTTTCTTGACTTTGCTTTATACTTTCTTGCTGTTTATTATAACGATTGAAAAAATCTACTGCTTTTTGTTGCTCTTGCGTAACTCCAGGACGTTGTTTAATGTCAGCATAGTACTTAGTTTTTAAACTTTCTAAATCCTTTTTTGCATTAGCAACAGCTTCTTTATAAGCTAGCTTTTTTCTACGTATATCTTTTTCTTCATCTATTTCGTCATCAACTGTATAATTATCTTCTATTAAAAAGTTAATTTCCTCTGATGAAAGATGAGGTTTGGTTTGACTAAGGTATTCTTGTAACAATTCATTGTCATTTAAATCACTATAGTCTTTATTAAGTTTTACATAATCTTCTACTGTACCACCAGTTTCGTCCATAAATTTAACTAATTTATCTACGTTCTCTGGTAATTTAGGTTGTTCTACAATAGTTTCTTGTGTAACTTCTTTTGTTTTTTCTGGTGTAGATTCTACTACTTCTTCAATAACCTCTGTGATCGAAGTATCTGTATCTGTTTCGGACACGACTTCCTGTTTAGGGGTGTCGACCCGTACTTCTTCGTCCACTCCCTTGCTATCTCCGGTTCGTTCGCCCACAGGTAATTCTTTTGTTTCTCCGATTGGAACGGCATCTTCTTTTGTTTTTTCAGTTAAATCCAGCTTTACAACATCAGGGATTACCTCGCCTTGTGCTTCTGGTTGTGTAAAATCTACTTTTACAGGTTCGTCATTTGACTTACCTAAATTTTTAGCTCTACGCTTAGGTTTCTTAATTTTAAAGTCACCTTCTTGTTTGACCTCTACGGCCGCCTTTTTATCTGCCATAATAAAATATAATTAAATAATTAGTAATTAAGCCATTGGGAGTGTTCCTCCTTCTTGACCTTGGTTTTCAAAATTTAGAGTTAATAAATCATGATTTCTTTGATCTATCATTTCACTTTGTTGTGATCCTTGTAATTTTACTCTTTTGTCTTTACGATCTTCAATATCTCTTTCTTTTTGCTTTTCTGCCTGCATTTTCATTTGCTCTAATTGCATTTGATAATTAAATTCTTCAGCCATTAGCTGTCTTTTAATTTCTGCTTCAGTTTGCATTCTTTGGATTTCGAATTGAGATTTTCCTTGTTCTACTTGTAAATCTCTTTCAGCAAGCGCTTGTTGTTTTTGTACTTCAGCTTCCGCAGCTTGTTGAGCAGCTTGGGCATTTGCCTGTGCTTGCGCTTGAATCATTTGCTGTTGCATTGCTTCTTCACGCTTTTGCTTTTGCTTACGTTTTTGTTTTAATAATTGATTAGCTAATTTAAGATTACGTATTTGACGTATATCTATAGCATCTTCTAAATCAATACCACCACTTGATAAAGCAACTTGTATGTTTTGTTCTAATGTAGCTTTTTCTTCATCATCTGGTTCTAAATCTAAGAATATACCAAAATCATGTAAATTTAAATTTTGTATTTCTCTTAATGTTTCAGTATCAAAAGAAGATATACTATTTCTTAAAGCATTAGCTGTAAGTGGATAATTTAATAAGTCTGCTATTTTCTTAGAAATATTTTCACATACTCTTAATGTTAAAAATAAACTTCCATTATTTATATGCTTAGTTGCAATATTTGATTGGTGTGCTGCAATTTTTTGTAATCCCACTAGTGTATCTCTATCAGGTAAACTACCATCTCTAGCCTCATTTAATCCGGTCACATCTCTTATCATTTGTAAATAATAATTATATGTTTGAATTAATGCTTGTATTTTAGCTTGTGAAGCGGAAGTTTGTAATTCTTGTACTGGAATTTTTCCTCTATTCAATTCTCCATCTTGAGTTAATGATCTACCCACAACAGAACCAGTTTGGAAATACATATTCAATGCTTCTGCTGGATTATAGTTTGTACCATTACCTAAATCAACTTCTGCTAATCCGTCCATATCTAAGAATACTCCATCTGGAACCATTCTAGCCAATACTTGTTGTAGTTTTAAATGAGTAATTTGAATCATATCAGCAAACCCAGTTATTCTATTAACTATAGAATTAATTCTACCTTTATACATTCGTGGTGCACATAATGCATAATTCATTTCTACTTTAGTAGAATCTGCAAAGGGTCTAGTCATATTCTCAGCTAACTCCCATTGTAACATAGTATTAGTTCCTAATACCTTAGCTCCTTTATATAATACCTCTATAGTTCTACCTACTCTTTCAAAATTATCATTTGGTGGAGGATTAAAAGTATCAGGTTTTTCTAATGCCTTCATTAATCCTTGTTCAGTTTCTTTTATTTTAAATACTTGGTCACTATAAGTTTTATATTCAAAAAATAATACTTGAACTGTATTTTCATCATAAGCTCCCCAACCATATAAATAATCTCTATTACCTTTATTAGCTTGTATTTTTTCTAACTCTTCATTAGGTATACCTGGAAATTGCTTTTTAAGTTCAGGAATAGTCATAGGCTTTATTTCACCTACATAATATATATCTTCAAAATTTGGATCTTCTGTATAAGAATAAACCATATAAGCAGGATCTACATAATCTACAGTTACTCCATTGCTTAAATTAAAGTTAGTTTTAACTGCACCTATTCCACATGTAACTAAATCATAATTAACTCTGCGTTTAATTAATTCATACTTATTTTGGTCTAATACCTGATTAATAGCTTCTTCTTCTGCAATTTCTATAGATTGCTTATAAGAAAGCTGCATATGTAATTCTAATTCTTCTGCCGAATGAGGGATTTGATCCTCAGGAATAGTTGTTTGAGATAAATCTAAACCTAATTTAGAATTAATTTGATTCATGGTATCTCTAGCAAACATATCGGCTGCTATAGATTTTGCATAATTTGTGCGTTTCTCTAATGATTCAGGATCTTGTGCGTATGCATTTATATCATACTCTTTTGATGATATCCCATTTACTAGAATATCTACAAATTTAGATATAATAGGAACTGGTTTCCAATCTAAATTTAAATATGATAAATCTCCATTAATAGATAATTCATCTTTATATTTTTGTGTTGGTTGTTCACCTCGTGCATATAATCTTAATCTATTATAATTATTCCATGTGGTTAAATACCTATTACCATTAGTACGCCCTTGGGCAAACCACTCACTTTCAATAGCTCTTGCTACCCTTGTGCCATACTCCCAACTTGCTTTTTCAGCATCACTAACTACTTGGCTAGGAAATATACTATTATTATAATTTATATTCATTTAATCTATAATTTTTGATAACGATCCGCTATTGTCATATTTTTTAATTCCTAAATCATATTCTTTTATCACAAGCCTAGGAACTGGTCGGTATTTATTTTTGTTACATGCCATAATTGCTAATCCAGAGCTAATAGAAGCATCATGTGTTGTTCTATTATTTATATTAAATCTGGACCAATCATCCAATGTTCTTTGGAAATATACATCTCCATATGTAGCGTTTTCTAACAACCCTACACGTTCTTCTATATAAGATTCAATTGCGGCCGCATGCGCCTGTTTTATATCTTCACTTGAATTAGGTATTCCACCTATTTCTCTTTCTGTTACTGATAATTTATTATATATTTTATCAGGTCTATTCATAGCATAACCCCTATAACCTCTTCTTTTGAAATGGTAAAGAAGTCTTGGTTTATTATTTTCTGCAAGTATTGGCATCCCATAAAATATACATGCCATTAATACATCTTCAAAAAATATCTCAGCTGTTTGAGGTCTAGCTATATATTCTAAAAAGAAATGATTAGGAGGAACATCTTCCATACTAAACTTAGTCAATCCATGTAAAGATCCGTTCGATCCCCTGCCATCAGTTGTTCCTGATATATCATAACTATCACACCCAAAGGCTCCTAAATTTTCATTACCTGGGTATTTTTTACCCATTTTCATAATAACATTATTCTGTAATCTTGAAGGAGGAACCCAAGTTACATAAAATCTACCACTTTTATTTGGTACAAATCTTACTTCAGTATCTTGTATACCACCGACCCATTGAAAAGATCCCTGTGTTACTACATTGGTATTAGATATATCAGCATTCCAATCTATCTGTTGGTATATTTTAGTTAGGTTAAATAAAGAGTTTTTAGATTCATCTCTAAAAGCATGTTTAGTGGTTCTCGGGAATTGTCTATAAAATTCATTTAAACCATCTTGGTCATCTTTTAAACCATCTACTTCATTTTTCCAATAATCTAATACTCCAATTTTAATTTTTTGTCCATGAGGATCTTCTGCGGGTGTATCTGGTGTTTCGAATACAGGTACCCCATGAGAGTCAATGTATCCTTCGTAGTTCCATTCCATAGGTATGAACAAACTATATAGTCCTGAGCGAGTCTGTCCATTGGCATTTCTTTTTGTAACATCTGAGCTGTCATATAATTTTTTAAAGTTATTACCTCCTTTATCTAATGCATTAGAGGTAGATCCCATCATACATTTACCAATAATTCTACTTCCTAATCTTAAACATGTTTTGGTAACTCTCCAATTATTTAATATATTATTAGGTCTTTCCCATTTACCTGATTCATCATGTACTAATAGTTTTAGTTTTTCACCATCATAACTATTATCTCCAGTATTTTTCCAATCTATAGTAGTATCTAATCCTTCTAATTCTTCTAATACTTCACCACTTATAATCTTTCTTCTAGTAAATTTAGAAGCTGGCACCCTATATGCTA